TCCCAAGCTGGTGAGCTATAGTAAGGCTGTCGATTCCCTCAAGAGTATTGCAGTCCGCAAGTCCGACGCCCGTCTAAAAACCTTCGTCAAAGCGGAGAAGCTCAATCTCACACTCAAGCCTGACCCCTGTCCCCGTGTGATTCAACCCCGCGATCCGCGCTACAACGTTGAAATGGGCAGGTATCTCAAGCACATCGAACATCCGATCTACCACGCCATTGATAAGATGTTTGGGTCCAAGACCATTTTTAAAGGTATGAGTGTTGAGGCCATGGGGCAAGAAATCCACAAGAAAATGTGCATGTTTCCTAACCCTTGCGCAATTGGATTTGATGCCTCTAGATTTGACCAGCATGTTTCGGTTGAGGCTCTTAGGTTTGAGCATTCCATCTACAAGAAGATCCACGGATATCCAGAGCTACTCACCCTCCTCTGTGAGTGGCAAATACACAATGAAGGAACCGCGTTTGCAAGCGACGGGTTCTTTAGATATTCCGTGGATGGCTGTAGGATGTCTGGCGACATGAATACGTCGCTGGGTAACTGCATTTTGGCAGCTTTGATCTCTAAGGATTTGATTGATCGGCTCGGTATCTCGGCTGCCCTAGTCAACAACGGTGACGACAACGTTCTAATCTGCTCGGCGGTTGATGTGGAAGTGGTAGTAAAGAACTTGTACAGTCACTTTTTAGATTATGGGTTTGAAGTCGTGGCCGAACCGCCGAAATATATCACTGAACAAGTAGAGTTTTGCCAAATGCAGCCCGTCTTTGACGGCACCCAGTACGTAATGGTGCGCAATCCCACAGTTAGCATGAGCAAGGACAGCCACTCTATCACCCCGTTCTACACAGCGAGTTCCATGAGGAAATGGATACGAGCCGTTGGTGAGTGTGGGCTATCGCTTACAGGTGGAATGCCAATAAAACAGGAGTATTACAAGTGCCTCATCAGAAATGGTCAGGAGAAGGGGAAAATTCACACCAGCAAAGAATTCGCGAGTGGATTTTATCAACTATCCAAGCTCTCGTCCAGGAAGGAACGCCCTGTGTGTGCTGCCACGAGATACTCGTTCTACCTCGCCTTCGGGTATACTCCCGATGAACAGGTCGCTATCGAGTCTTATTTCGCCGGCCACACCATAGAGCCGACCTTCTCCGAATCGGGAACTCCGGCAAGAGCCTCCGAATGTCTTCTGCTCCAACTCCTCCCCCAGCAGCCGACAGTAGCATCACTACTGCCCCTAGCACCGACAGCCGTCAAGCCTCCAGGACAGCTCGCCTCAACGTCGGTGCAGGTATCGCCAGACGCGCAACCGATTCATCTGCCGCGCGTGACGATACCGCCTCAGCCAGCTTCGTGATCCTCGCTGAGCGTGTGGAGGTGACCAACAACTTCAACTTCTAGCTGGCGTACGGAACCTGCAAGTGTCCAGACAACCCCTTTGTCTGGCCTCTCGTCGTGTTATCACTCGTCCTGCTCATCATCATAGTTGCAAGTGTCACTAGTACGGGGCCCGTCATTGTACCGCCCTCCCACAACACCACCTATCATCACGAGAAGTACCAGAACATCGAAGTACAGAAATGAATGGAGGCAATTCTGGTGCCTCTAACCGCAGGGGACGTGGCAAAGCACCACAAAAGCGGACCAATAGACCTCCTCGAAGTCGGTCCATCGAGCGTGCTCGGCCATTGGCATATGGCCAATCTGTGGGCCCGTCACCCCCCCGGGCAATGGCTTTCAGACGAGGCCGGCAGGTTAATACCCAGCCGGAAATCATACTTCAAGTCGTTGCCAAGACAACCGATGCGTTTATCACCGTGCCAATCATCCCCGAGCTCATGTTCAACGCCTCCACATCCCCTGGATATGGAGGAAGAGCTCAGTATATGGCCGGTCTCAGTCGCTTACACTCTCAGCATGAGTGGCGCCGGTTGCAGTTCACGTGGATCCCTAG